AAAGAATCGGGAGAACTTAAACCTGATATACTGAAAATGCAGGCCATTAAGTGGAAGTACTTAATGAGGTCGGCTATGAGGGGTAAGAATATATTAATGACTGGACCTGCTGGCTGTGGTAAGACAATGGCTGCAAAAGCGGTATCTGAGGTATTGGATAAACCATCCTTTTACTTTAACCTCGGTGCTACTCAGGACCCTAGGTCTACTCTTATAGGAAATACACACTTCAATAAAAAGGACGGAACGTTCTTCTCTGAAGCTCTATTCGTCAAAGCTATACAAACCGAAAATGCCATTATACTTTTAGATGAATTATCAAGAGCTCACCCTGATGCCCACAACATTTTAATGACGGTATTAGATGAAGGCCAAAGGTATTTAAGACTAGATGAAGCTGACGGCTCGCCAACTATAAAGGTGGCAAAAGGAGTTACGTTTATAGCTACTGCTAATATAGGTAATGAATATACAGCTACTAGAGTTATGGATAGAGCATTGATAGATAGATTCACTATAGTAGAGATGGATGTATTAGATAAGGAACAGGAAATAGATTTACTCACTTATCTATATCCAAACTTAAATGGAAATTCAATAGAGGCTATAGGGGATATAGTAGGTGGAACACGTATAGAACTAAACACCGAATCACCACGTATATCAACTATGATATCTACAAGAAATAGTGTAGAGATGGCTAGCTTAATTTACGATGGCTTCTCATTAGATGAGGCAGCAGAGGTTTGCATCTACCCACAATTCGATAACGCAGGTGGTCTGGATTCGGAAAGAACATTCGTAAAACAACTCGTTCAAAAATGGTCTTACGACAAGGAAACGCTAGACGACGGCAACGACGAATTATTTAACACAGATGATATGGAAAACGCAAAATAGGTTGTTAGGGGCAATTAGCCGAAGGATAGCTTAGATACTCTCTAACGCTGTCCCTAGCTAATTGTTTGTAAGCAGCGGACCATGACAGTATGTCATAACGCTATAGGCTACTCCCACATCGGGGCTGAAATTTTGTCCCTAGAAACAACTGTTTAAGACATGATGGTAAACCATCAGATAAAATAAAGTCAACAATTAAAAATAATAGATATGAAAGAAATGTATAACGAAATCAAACAACAAATAAAGTCAAGGATTAAATTCGACCCACCCCATCTATTGCGCAAAGATAAGAATACTATACGTGCTCTATATGGAAACAAGGCCGGCGTATACAGATATATACTATATGGTATTGTTATCTACATTGGCCAATCTCAAGGTAACATATATTTACGAGGTCGTTCTTTTATAAGGTGTATCATCAAGCTTCTATCAGGTACCACTGATGTATCTGAAAGTCATTCACCTAAATTCCTTAAAAAAGGATATACTGAAAATGATTTAGATAATGTAATTGTTGAATATATGATAACCCCATCTGCTATGTCTCATTTAACTGAAAACATTCTTTTGGATTTACATTACGAAGAATATGGTTGCTATCCAATATTAAATACTATAACATCATAATATGAAAAAAAGTAAAAGACAAAAACAAATAGACTTATTAGAAGCACTACTAAAAAGAATAAAGACAAACTATAAAAAGGGTTACGCAGGAGATAAATTTATTGCCACGTCACAAGAAGTATATGATAACAATATACGCTGGGTACAAGAAAAGATAGATGAAGTAGCAGGAGGCGATGTTAACCTAGATTCAGGGGGGTTAACTAAAGATGATATGATTCTGGCAAATGGTATGTGGACTCGTCATGCATTACCCTTCCGTCAAGGATAATAACCACAATATAATTTTTATATGTCGTAAATATTTGTTATATTTATATATACAATATTATTAAAGCAAGTCGATAGGTAGCTTCATGTCAACAAAATAATAGGAGAAACATTATGGAAACAATTTATACAGTTTTAATTACACTTTGGGTAGTGGCTTTTATAGCTACTGTTTGGGGTGTGATAAGGTTGAGCAGAAGGGTCGCAGACTTGGAGCTAGTAAGAATGGAGTTGGTTGATTTAGAAGGACAGTTCAAACAACAACTTGAAAATGAAATTCAAGATAGAGAATCATTACAAGAAGATATACACAAAAGGTTTGATGAGTGGATAGCTTCTACTGATAGACGAACAGATAAGTTATGGGCAGAGTGGCATAACTTAAATGACAGAGTAAAAACGTTGAACAAAACAATAAATCCAAACTTGGAATTATTAAAACAATAGAATAAGATATGGAGCTACCTATGGACGATAATAAGAAAAAATTTAAAACACTTAAGCAATTACGTAAGAGTCTTAAGGTGCGTACCCTAAAGGATAATTTAGATTTTGTACCCGAGCCGCCGGGGCAATATGATAGGAAGCGCGACCAAGAATATAGTCAAGACAATTGGGACAATGCAGCTGAAGACTTAGGACCTAATCCAAATTCATTATTGAATCACGGATTAGAAGATACCAATCTTACCTATCCTGAGTTTGTAGAAAAATACTATCCTAAAGAAGAGATAACTGTTGACGGAGGTGAGATTGAAGTGACAGTAACACCAACTGAATTACAGATGATACACGCTAAGCTAGATAGGATAGATGGAAAAATAGAATATCTACTTAAATACCTAGAAATATGAGAAAGAATGGGGATGTAGCTCAGTTGGCTAGAGCGCTACACTTGCACTGTAGAAGTCGTGGGTTCGAGTCCCACCTTCTCCACAGCATGCCACATTGTCATTGTTTTATGACACATTGTCATTGAAATAATTTCATTATGTCGGAAAAATTGCGTACCTTTATAGTATAAATAAAGGATATAAATTAAAATAGAATAAATATGACAAATCAAAGATGGAAAGAATTGCAAACTGAAATTGCTAAATTAAAAAAACAAGATGATAGAACAACTGAAAGGATTGTTGCAGAATTAGATGCAGAGATTAAAGTTCCTTGTTCTCTAGAACAGGATATTGAATGGGCTAACGAATCAATATAATTATGAATACATTAAATACACTTCAAACATTAGTAGACGATTTACAACTTACTACTAGTTCAAATCAAAAAATAAAATGCTTGGAAGTATATTCTGAATTTGAAGATATAAAAAAGATACTAATTCAAATATATAGTCCTTATATACACTTTGGTGTAGGTTCTAAAAATTGTAAGAAATTATCTCATTTAGGTACCTCACATCCTCATGATACTATATTTAATTTACTACGCAGACTAGCTGATAGAACCTTTACAGGTCACTCGGCAATTGCAATGGTAAATGGATTTGTTGAAGCTAACAAGGAACACGAAGAACTTATATATAATATATTAGATAAAGACTTAAAAACTAGAACTGGAGCTAGCTTAATAAATAAAGCTATCCCTGGTTTAATACCACAATTCAAAGTTGCTTTGGCTCAAACTTTTGAAAAGGCACCAGACTTTGAAAATGAAGATTGGTATGCTAGTCAAAAGCTTGATGGTGTAAGATGCTTGGCTATAAATACTGATGGTGATATAAAATTTTATTCTCGTCAAGGAAATGAATTTGAAACACTAGATAAATTAAAATGGGATTTATCAGATAACTCACCTTTTGAAATGATGGAACCTAACACTGTACTTGATGGCGAGCTTTGTATAGTCGATGAAAATGGTAGTGAAGATTTTCAAAGTGTTATGAAAGAAATTAGACGTAAGGACCATACAATAGAAAATCCTATGTTTATTATATTCGACCAATTAACTTTGGAAGAATTTAATTCTCAAAAAAGTACAAGAACACTTACTGAAAGAAATGCTAATAAAATTTCAGGTAATCACTTCCAAACTTTAGAACACACAAAAATAGCAACTGAAGAAGAATTATTAATAGCACAGAAAGTTGCAGATGATTGTGGATATGAAGGTATCATGTTAAGAAAAGATATAGGCTATGAAGGCAAAAGAAGTAAGAATTTATTGAAGGTAAAAAAATTCCATGATGCAGAATATAAAGTTATCGATTGCGAAGAAGGTACTGTTCGTTATATTAAAGATGGAAAAGAAATAGAAGAAGTAATGTTAAGTAATATCATAATCGAACATAAAGGTAATAATGTTGGAGTTGGTTCTGGATTTACAATAGACCAACGAAAAGAATTTTATAAAGACCCTTCAAAAATTATGTTCAAAATAGTTACGGTACAATACTTTGAAGAATCACAGAACAAAGCTGGAGAATACTCATTGAGATTCCCAGTCTTAAAAATAATTCACGGAGATGAAAGAACAGTTTAACATATTACTAATAGCTCTATTGTTTGTGGCTTGTAGTAAAGAAGAGTATATACCTCTTGACCATGACTTTGAAATAGATGCCAGGTTACCTATAGACTCTAATGGTTATTATCATTTACAATTAGATAGCGATTGGCAAACATTACATAGAATTTCTGGTAGTGTTCCATCTATAACACAAGATTATAATACAGCTAAAGTATATTGGTCAAGTTCTCATTTTTGGTACATCGGTGATACGTTAGGTTATATAGTACATCAAAACAATACACTAAACGATTACTATTATTATATGACACCAGACACTACTTACATTACTTGGTTCGAAGGACACGAAGTACCTATTGTAAATAGCATATCATACCAAACAAACGATGGAGAAATAAATACAATGATAGCACCTGTAAGGTCTATGATATACGATACATTAAGTATAAGAGCATATCCAGAATTTGCAGATGGTTATATAGGAAGTAAAATAGAAATAAAAATAATATTAAATTAAAAGTTATGAAAAATAAATTAACAATTTATATAGATATGGATGGCGTACTAGCCAACTTTGATAAAGCAGCAAAAGAGAATCCACATATTAAAAGACCAGATTTACATTTGGACTTCTCGACATTCGAACCTATAGTAGGTGCAGAGGATGCTGTCAAGAAACTTGAAGATATGGGTCACGACTTATTCATTGCAACAACACCTCCCTGGAACCACCCAGATGCTTGGGGTCAAAAAAGAAACTGGATTGAAAAATATTTCCCAACACTTAAAAGAAAAATGTTTTTAACTCACAGAAAAGATTTACTTAAAGGAGATATTCTTATAGACGATACAATATATAGAGGTCAAAGAGATTTTGAAGGAGAGTTTATGTGGTTTGGTCAAAACGGTATGGACTGGCCTTATATAGTAGAAACAATAAAAACAATAACTAATTTACAAACATTAATAAAATAATTATGAAAAAACAAACACACACTTACAACTCAGGAGATATCGTAACATTTAAGTTTTTAACTGGCGATGTACACACAGGAAAAATTATAGATAGAACTTATAAGAAGGATGGAACGGCTGACTACAAAATTAGAGTAGAAGATAACAAAGGCTTTACAATATATCCTTGCATGACAGATGAAAGAATAATCAAAAGAAATAAGACTGCTAAACAAGCAAATAAAGATTTTGACCAAAAATATCGAGATACATTAATAAAAGAAAGAGATATGGCAAGAAAAAAGTCTAAGAAAAAAGTTAGCAAATCAAAATTAGATGATGCTATCAAAGCTCAACAAGATTTTACCAATGGTAAAGTATCAAATGAATAATGACAGGAGAAATCTTATATACAGATAATGATGAAGTTTATGAAATTAAAAGGACTATACCAGAACAGCAATTGAAAAATCCAGATATGAAAATACTAAAACAATTTTTTCATTGCGATACAGTATTGAGAAATCAAGGGAAGTTATATTTTTGTAATCACATAAAATGCGTAGAGTATGAAGAAGTTTAGTCCGTTAGCGGAAAAGAAAATAAAGCATTATGTATATTCATTACGTTGTAAAAAAACAAACAAGTATGCTTATCCAGGTAAAGGTAAACACTCTCGAGTATTCGAACATAGAAACTCAATGTATCTAACTGAATCAAGAAAAAATTCGTGGTTAAGAGAAAATGAATTCTATGAATATATACATTCAACGCATAGAACTAGTCAAGGAGCATACGAAGCTGAAGCGCTTTTAATTAGTATGCTTAATGAACATCCTGAACTTGTAATAGAAGGAGGTCTCCTTAATGAAGTACCAGGCCATCATGAAACAATGATGACAGCGGAAAGATATGATAAATTATATGGAGACAAAGGGGATTTTGATAGGGAAGAAATTGATAAGATATTTAGAAAGCAAAATAGACGTGGTGTTATATTAAACATCATGAGAAGTGAAAATACAAACAAAAGAAATAACACACCTTATAGAGAACTAGCTTTTGGTTATAGCAATGCAAATAAAGCAAGATTACATTTAGCTGAAGAAGTTTTTATAAGATTTAAAGGTTCGATTGTAGAACATTGGACAAACGTCAAATGGATTATAGACCCATGTAAAGGTAGCGTATGGCACGGTAAGAAAATGGATTCAGATTTAGCTCCAACAAGAATGA